GAGTTGGGCGGAGCCTCCTGATGATGCGAGTTTGGCAGAGTAGCCTGATGATGCGAGTTGGGCGTAGTCTCCTGAATTACCCTTTCCCACCTTACATTTTTCCAAGACGAAGTCTACTGCCAATTTCACGAAATCAGCGAATTTAAACTCTGCCTTGATGGAAATTTTGGATGAGGCGACTTTATCATCTTCTCTATCAATCGCTCCACTCTGTTCTACTTCGCAAAAGCGTGCGATATGCCCGTCTTTTTCAATAAGGTAATGTTCGAACACATCCATAGGGTTTTCCCAAGCATGAAAGCCATTGTTGCACGCTTTTGTCTTACCTTTTTGTTCATACTCCTTACCTACCTCAAACTGGAAACCGCGGCAAGTCATGTCGTTGTTAAAACCTTTGTAGGCCTTTATTTTGTTCTCTGTTTCCATAATTTTATTTGTTAATTCTTTCCATTTTTTTAAAGATTGGAATGTTTCTGTTTTCTTACTTTCAATTGCCTTTTAACACCACACCCTGTGCATACAACTCGCATTGAGCCTTTACGCGTTTGTTTGAACTCTCCGCCACATTCGTTACAAGGGTTGCATTTACACCATTCGGCGATTGCCTTATCGCGTTCTGTGGTGTTCCTCTTAGGGAACATTTCTGGGAACAATACTCTTGATATTCTCTTGTATTCACGAGCAATCCAACGCCCGTCCTTTTCAAGGTGCAGACCATCTCCCATCATGTCGCCAAGTCTTATTAATTGCTGATGAAGTATATCTCTATCGTTCATATTCTTCTTTTGTTCTAAATGACAATCTTTTGTGGTTCATTTTATTTGGAATTTTCCAAACATGTTAGGTTCATCCGTTTGGCGGATGCCAAGGATAGCATTAACTCGTGCTATCTCGGCGTCCACCTCTTTTTCAACGGTTTTACACTTGTTTAGCACCGACATGTTTCGGCTCTTTGCATACGACCTTTGTAAGTCGCGCATTCGCGAAACTTTGTCGAAAAACTCACGACTATTCATTGGCGGTCTTTTTCTGCTCGTCCTTATGGAGATAAACGTCAAAGATTTTCGTTTCCTCAACTTTCACCACCTCGTAATTGAACATAGTTGGCGACATGACATCGTGAATGTATTTCTCGGCTTGTGCGGTCGATGCGGCTTGAACCAAGTAGATTACGTTCTGACGCTTCTCCTTTCCCGATTTTTCGTCAAGCATGATTAACGAAAGTTTGGTCTTGTAATATTTGTCGTCAGCCTCTTTGTCTGAAAACAAGACCTCCTTGTATTGCGCCTTGCGGATGTCCTTTATCTCGGCCTCACCTTGCGCGTATGCAGCCATCTCTTCGACGATGCGTTTCTCTGCCTCGCTCCACGTCATTGCGTCTATGGCGTACGCCTCCGTAACCTTCTTGACAGGGCCGTCTTCTTGCGTTTTCTCGTACTTGAATTTCACTTCGAAAAATTGTGCTATATGACTTTTCATTTTTTTTGTTTAAAATATTGTTGTTAAATAATTATATGTTTATTATTACCCAATCATTTCGGGATTGTTCTGTATGTCTCCTACTACCAAGACCTTACCTCCGTAGTCAACCACGACGATACCGTACAGCGACCACGACTTCTCGCCCTTAATCGGTCTTGGGTAAACCACATCGTAGCAATATCCGCGCACACCGCCCGTCACCACCCCGATTACCCTGCCGTCCAATCCCGCGAGGATGTCTCCATTGTAGATTTCCTTTCCTTTTAAATCCACAAGACCCGTATATTGGCCTACCGTGTCCCCGTCGACCATGAAGTCGGCAGGCTCTGTGAACGGGTTTACAAACTCGTCCCCCACGATGAAGTGCTGCCCGCGGTTAACGAAGTAGTAGCCGTGCAGCCACTTTTTGTTCTTGGTATTCCAGCCCCTGAACTTAATCTGACCTTTCATTTTCTTTTTCAATTTCCCTTTTGATTATTTCGTTGATTTTGGCCGCACTCTTGTAGTCCTCATTCTTTACGAGTTCACTACGTAAGAATAGCAATTGGTTAATGAGAACCATACTATAACGGCTATTTGTATAGTTAAGGTACTTCTCAACACGGTTAGCCAATTTCTTGAACTCCCGACAGATGTAGAGGATGCAGCAGACATTGGTGATTACCAGCAGCGCATAAGCGATTATTTTAACGTCTTCCATCATGCGAACAGTTCTAGTTGTTGGGGGTTGTACAATGATTTAAATTGGTTAATCCTAACCATCGCCTCGTTGAGTTTTGGTAAGACGGATACTCCCCTTGCGCGACTTTTGTCTTCTTCTTCGTCGTCATCGGGGATTCCCCCTCGAAAAGCAATGTCATCAAGCACTTGTTGGCAGCATTTCTTTGCCATATCAAGTCCAGCTACGATGGCCTTTTTCTCGTTGTCAAACCCCTTGTCTGCATCTTCGACAAAACGCGTAGGGGAACTTGAATACCTATCCCAAAAGCATGTCGACACTCCGAAATTCCATCGCCCATTGTCAGATTTCGCAGTCGTAATTTTAATCTGACATACGCTGTTCTTCCAATCTACGCAGACGCGCGGCGTCATGCATACTCCGTGGATATTGAACCCGAACTCCCCATGCTGGTGCACCACCTCCGAGCTGGGATGCGTACGCACCCACTCCGACCACTCGTCAGAGGTGAATGTCCGCCCGTCACACGGACACCTCATAAAATATTTTTCTTCCATTTTATTTGTTGTTATAATTTGTCAAAAGGCCTTGTTTGCGACACGTCCGTATCGCGTTCTCGATATAACATTCCGCGTTCGGCTAAAAAATGGCTATTCCCAATCATATTTCGACCAAGCGAAACGTTTGCGATGCTGGATATACTGCATGTCGTGTTGGCGGTCGTACGCCTCTCGCTCGAATGTCACATTGCGATACGCTTTGCGCCAATTCCAGAAGTAGAGCATCGCCAATACAAAGTCAATAATGTAGAGTAGGTAAAATCCGATGAACCAAAGTTCTTTTTCTTGCTCGTAGTGGATACACTCGTGGTTGTAGTCCGCGCTTGTGAAGCGCGCCCTTTGGTCGTTCCTCACGACTATCCAGCGAAGCAATGTTATCGCCTTGTATCCCTTGAAAGGAAACCAACTGCAATAAACGATTTTCATTTCACCGACCCTCTCTTCATCAACTCTTCCACCAGCGCATCGGCTAATTCAATGGATATTTTGGCAACACTATTCTTGTAATTGTTGATTAGGCCTTCTAGTTTCAGATTGGCACGGCTAGCAATCGATATGGCCGCATTAATCCTCACCTGCTGCCAATCGATAGGCTTAGCAGTCCTAACCCCCATTCTGCGATACTCGATGTCCCCGTCGGATATACGATGTTCGCACCACGTCACGTCTTTCAGGTCGTTGAAATTTGCGTTCAAAGCCTCAACTTCCGAAAGCCCTGTTGTGAGGTATATTCTTTGGGGCGCGTCTTTGATTTTTGATTTCTTGTTGTACATGTCTCCTAAATAATATTATATTTGCTGCTTCTTTTTCGTTTTAACGTATTCAATTCCAGCTAACGATAAGTTATGAAGCCGACAGGATTTTAACGCGATAGACGCGCAATTTAACATTCTTAATTGTTTCAGCTTAATGTATACCTCGTAACTTATCGCCTCCGAGGCCTGCATTTCCCGTTCTTTTTTCATCTCTTCGTGGTCGTGACGCGCAATGGTCTCGGAGCGTTCGCCTCGGAACACCGCCAGCGCGGAGGTTATCACCATCGGGTCGACATTGCCGTAGAAGCGTCCGTACCGTCCTGCTTTGAAGCGTGAGAAGAAAAGCATCAGTTCGGTTGTCTTGAGGTAGGAATACTCACTTGCGATTACCCTCGCGCACTCTTCCAGCTGCGCATCGGTTAGTTTGTTTTTACAGCCGCAGTACTCGGATAGGTTCAGCAGCTGCGGAACTAGCCACGATGTCGGCATGTTCTTTCCATAGGCCGCCCGTAATGTTCCCAGCGTGGGGGCAGAGCCGAAATGGCATCTGTCGGGATGTTCGCCGAACTCCACTTGGCGGTCGGGGTTGAAGAGGCACATAAAGTTCTCGCGGTCGCCGTACCTAGCGAGGCATGCCTTGGCCATCGGCTGCTCGGGCGTCGTCTTCGGCAAAGAGCCTGCGGACGATGTTGGCTGCCGCTTCAACTCGTTGAGCCGCTGATTGATTGTCTGTCTGATTTCCATTTGATGTCGTTGTTTGTCGGTTGTCGAAATTCCCGTCCAAAACCTTTGGGAAGTTGTTGGGGCGGAATATCCACTCGAAGCTTGCGATGAAGCCACGCCCGCCGCCTCCGTTGAGGAAGTCGCTCCGTGCGGCTTTCGCTATGGCCTCCCGCACGGCGTCGATGCCGTACTCGCGAAACCTCGCGGTTAGGAATGCCAGCCTTTGTCCTTTCAGTTTGCCGCGGACTTTTGGTATCGGCTTGTCGAACATTTCGCGGTTGAATATTTCCCGTATTTCTTCCGCATCAAACTTGGCCTCGGCCTTTTGCATGTTGTCGGTAGACAACATCTTTTCTTTCTTATCTTTCTTTTCCTTTCTTCTGTTTGTGTCCCCTATGGTGTCCCCTATGGTGTCCCCTATGGTGTCCCCTTGCTCTTGGTAACGTCCATAATTACAGATGGTTAAGACTGATGTTTGCCTGTCCCTTACAGTGCGCGTTATCATCCCGTCTTTCTCTAATAGTTGTAAAAAGCGAATTATCCTTTTCCTATTCCGTCCCCAGCGTTCTGATAGGTATGAGATTGAGGCGATAGTCTGTCCGCGTTTCAGTGTAAACAGATGCGCGTCGTACATCACCTTGTGGTCATTCCATGCGGCCATTGTAAGCAAATCAAACCACCATTTGAAAAACTCCGCATCTTGGAATATCCAATGCTTGGTGATGTCGCGGCTTAGTTTTATCCAACCATCTACCATTATAAGCCTCCTTTATCCTAGAATATACTTCGCCCAATATTGCATGAACTGCTCGGCAGCATACCTTGCCAAACTCTCGTTCTTCAACATGAGGCACGCAGGTGCATAGGCGGATAGGGACATATTGTCGATATTGTGCTTCCACGCCATGCCTCCGATATTTGGAAAGCGACGTGAGAATACGGGCTGTATGTCTTCTGCCTCATCGTCTGTCATGTCTTCCAATACATCCTTTGGGTATAGTTCGAACATCGGCAAATAGCAGAAACTATGTCCACCCCATTTCCACCCCTCGTTGAGTGCGGCTACGATGATGCGCAGCTCGAAGAATGCCAACGCACACTCGTCACCCCCAATCTTGGCCAAGGCCTCTTCAGCTTCCATGTAACCAATCACATACGGGTGGCCGTATCCTAACGCCTCAATGGCATCATTGAGCGACTGGATGCGCTCTTTTACGCTGGTTGGGTGCAGATTTCGCTTCCCAAACACGCTTGCCAACTCCTGCTCCACATACTCTCGTGTTATATTCGGGCGAGTGGTGAGCGATTTGTATAGTTTGTGCAACTCGGTCTTTTTAATCGTTATTCTTGTTTTCATTGTTTTTACTTTCGCTAATATGGTTCTTTTGATAAATCCATTACAAAACCGCGTTCGGCAACATAAACGGGTTTGCCCGTGGCCTTGCCTATCTCGCTTTTAAATAGTTCCGCATTGGAGTTATTGCCGCTAAGGTGTATCAGCACAATTTCTTTCACCTGCGTAATGTCGTTTTCGGTCAACACGCCCTTGGCGGTCTGCAACTCCATGTGTGAGCGCATAAGGCGTTCGCGCATTACGGCAGGTACAAGTCCGCTGTCGATATTCCGTTGGAGTGTGGCATCAGAATAGTTGCATTCAAGCATGATGTGGTCAAGGGGCGGCAATTGCCATTCGAGCATCATCGTGTCGGTGACGAATAGAAGCTTGCCCATCTCGACATGCTCAATGATGAACCCTACACAAGGCACGTCATGCGCCACTTCAAGGACTAATATGCGAAATCCGCCAATGACATATCCGCGCATTGATTGGATTGTTTTGCATAATGTGCGATATTTAACGTCTAGCGCGACGAATACGTCCTCGATGGCTAGCACCCTTATCCCTGCCTTGATAACGTCATGTAGGGCTTTGGAATGGTCTGAATGCCTATGACTAACTAGGCAGCCGACAACGCCACGCAAGTCGTAGTCAAGTCCTCGCTTTATCTCGCGGAATGGCAAACCGCATTCGAGGATAAGCTTTTCGCCACTATCGCTCTGCAATATGTAGCAGTTCCCGCTACTGCCCGAGCCTAGGCATTTCAGTACCATTCCAAATTCCCCCTACACATTTGTTAGTAATTGGGCGCGGCATCAGTATTTTGTTCGGCTGGTGCTTGCCCTTGCGTTATTTCCCCCGTCTCCGTGTCGATATGTTCGTATTCCACGGCTTCTGCAATTATTGTTTTGCTGTTGCCATGTTCGGCGATGGTTTCATCGCGTGAATTACCAGCATCCTCAACATCCTTGTCCATTGCGGATTGCATTTCAACGGAAAGGTAGCCATACTTCGACAACAGTCGGCGTATCACGGTCTTCAATCCCATGTCGTTGAAATTTCCCTGCCACCCCACTTGTGAGGACACCGCGCCAGACTGGGCGGCAGCAATCAGAGCCTCGGCCGTGGGCTTATTCCTGCCCTTGAAAGAGGGCGAATAGCGTAAGGCGTAAGCGGCCATTTCCTCAATAGACACGTAGAGTGTCTTAGAGAAACCGTTTAACAGCTCGAAGTAGCAGAAGTAACCGACAATCTTGTCGGATTTTTTTTCTCCATCGAACGCGACCTCGCCTTTGAGCTTGTCGACCTTACGGAGTTCACCCTCATATACGAAGTCCGCGTTGATAGTGCGGTATTGCCCCGTGCGCATCGCCAGCTGGATGTAACCTTTATAACCAGGCACAAATGTTGGCGTTGGCACTTTCGACCAAGAACCATCGGGGTTTTTGACTGAATTGTTAAAGACTATGATGTATGCAAATCCCAAAGCCCTATTCAGCGGCAGGCGTAGTGTGGCTGCGCGTAGTGCTTCCAACACAACCGACTTGGCATCGCATGTCTGTAATTGTTTTTCATTTACGTATAGGTCGATTAGTGATGCCACGAAGGTATCCTTATGTTCCCCAAGGGCATTCTTAAACTGCGCTTCTATTGACGGCGCAGCGATAATCGATTTAAGTACATCGACTGGTTTTTCTTTTTTTGCGATTTCGTTTGACATAATTCTTTCTTGTTATTTAAGTGAATAATTTAGTTTATCTTTAACTGCTCGTCATCGGTGACAACCAAGCGAATGAGCTGCGATGTGGTAGGGAGTATTGAGTTGATGCTCTCTGAATTGTCGACGAATATGGGTGCAGAGATGTTTTCGGAGCGACATATAGCGTTGATGATGTCGATGCCGATATTGATAACCATCGCATTGTTTTGGGTCGAATACGGTACACCATCAACAACGGCCTCGCAGGTCTCGACCACACCTCCGTTAATCTGCGTGTCGAACATCTTGAATTTCACCATCGTGAACATGGAGTTAATCTTGCCTTCAACAAGTTTAACGCGCTCCTTGGCGAACTCCATCATTGTGTCTTCTGTCGCCTCCAACTGGGCTAATTCCTCGGACTGTATGCGGAGCTTCTTCTCTAATTCGGCAAGACGGTCTTTGGCACTTTTGACGTATTCTTCTTTCGCAAGTTCGGCCTTAATGCCGTCTATGTCGACAAGCATTCCGCGCTTAACAGATGCAAGTGCGCCCGTGTCGGGCATGTCGTCCTTGGCCTCCGCATCGATTTCAGATTGTAGTGCCTTGGCCTTGTCTTTTAGTTCAGCCAGCTCCTTGTCTGACGCCATTAATGGTGTCGCGTCGGGGGCTGCCAATTCCTTATTGAATAATGGGTTCGCTGCGTATTCCTTGATAGCCACATCATTATTGGCGATGCAGCTTTGTAAGGTCTTGATTTCAGCCTCAACGGCTTTCATCCTTTCGGAATTGCCCTTTCCGCGTGTGGTGTTGTCTTCTAGCTTTTGCTTTTTCTCTTCATTGAAATGCTCGGTCATTTCGCGCTGCTTAGCCTCGATGTCGTCAATGTCGAAGTGTCGGTGGCAAGTTGGGCAAACAAAATCCTTGTCATCAAAGGTGAGCTGTGACTTGTTGATTTCTTGCCATTCGGCAATCATTTCCTCGCGTACTTTGGCGTACTTGTCCAGCTCTTGCTGTTTGTTGGCAATTTCCTTTTCTGCTCGCGCGATTTCGCTTTTCAAAGTGTCGACCTGATAGTGCAGCTCCTGCTGCTTATTCAGCTCCTCGCGATAACCCTTATAAGCCTCATCCTTGATTTCGGCTTCACGCTTGATGATTTGGCTGTTGATGTCGCCCAACTCGCGCGACTTTTCCAAGCGTGCCCCCATCTTGTCGTTATACGCCTTGGTGATGTCGGCAATCTGCTCTTCGACCTTGGCGAGTTCGACCTTTTTTTGTTCTAGTTCTGCCCTTAGCCCGTTAAAATTTATAGGCTTGCCGTCTCTGTCGCATTCCATTGCGGTGATTTGTCGCTGACACTCATCCATGCGCTCGGGAAGAGCATCAACCTCCGCCTTGATGCACTTTTTCTTGGCGGCCACCTCGCGCTTATATTCCTCCTTCGTCTTGCCCGTCATTTGGGCAAGCAACTGCTGGAATGCCTTGTAGCCCTTGGCCACTTCCTCGTCCGATACCTCACCCGCCATGCGGAATAGCATCGCGCGCTGTACGTCCGCTGTTTGCGATGAAAAGTATAAGGGATTGGTGATGAACTTGAACACCTGCTCGGGGCATATACTCTCTATCTTCTCTGCCCAATCTTTCGTGGACATGGGGACGTCGTTATAAAGTCGTTCCTCTTTGTGCCCCGTCATTTCTTCGGTGGTCGTCCCATGTTTTTTCTGCCATTTCTCCGTAAAGCGACGCGTCAAGGTGATTTTCTCGCCGTCTACATCCAGCACCCCCGATACTTCGTGGGGCAAGCGTGGGATGGTCTGCCCGTCTTTTCCGTAGGTTTTGATGCCGAACTGCTTGCGTTCTTTACTGTCCTTGCCAAACAAAAGCCAAGTGAACGCATCAAAAATGGTAGTTTTCCCGAGACCGTTTCGCCCCGAAATGGTAGTTATACACTCGTTGAAATCAATCGTTAGATTTCTGATGCCCTTGAAGTTTATAAGGGACAACTTTTTTATTACAATTCTCTTCATTTTGTTTTAGATTTTATCTTTACATTCTGTTTAATGCTACGTGCGTTGTAGCCTTGTTGTTTATCTCTTCATTGGTCGGCACACGTTGGCTAAGCTGCCAATCCTCGATTTCCGACTTTTTGAAGTAGACTTTATTGCCCCTGCGATAGTGCGGTATCTCGCGGTCGCAAACCATGTGGCGTACACGGCTTGTCGATATGCCCAGCAATAAGGCCACTTCGTCTGTTGTAAACACGTTCTTCGAGCCGATGGTGATAAGCCGCTCGATGCGCGCCAGCCTTTCGTTCACTTCCATACGTCAGTCCTCCTTGGCTAGCTTAATCAGTTCGGGGAGCTTACCTTTTTGACCCCAATACCGCACTCCGCGGTAAAAGGCGTAACCTAGTGCAAGTCCAGTAGTCTTCGAAATCGTCATGGACGAAACCCAAAGCAACATACCCTCGCCCGCGGGCTCTGAAAATATTGCCGTCATCGCGGCGACTGCCAGCATCGCCAGCACGTAGTATCGCCAATTTGTTATAACCTTCATTGCGTCAATTGCTTATAATCCGTTCTTTCTATTAGCGGCAGTATGCCCGCCTCTTTCAGGGCGTTGTACAGAAACATCCGTCCTCGCTGCGTCCATTCTGTCGACAATCGTGTGTCGGGGCGCCCGTCCGAATGTTGAAACGCGATGGTCTTGCTGTGTACATAGCCTTTGCCCATGAACTCAGTGTACAATATCCATTGTCCGTTTACCTTGCGCTGGATGCGCATTTCTTTCAGTCGCTTGTTGAAACTTACGGCAGACATCCCGTAGTCGGCTGCAACTTGCGTTGTGGCAAGAGTACCCTTGCTTTGGAGAATGATGTTAAGGTAGTCGTTGCCTTTTTGCATTTGGGCGATAAGCTGCTTTTGGCTTGCGTTTTCGTTTTCGAGCTGCTTAATGCGCGTTTCCCTGTTGGCGATGGTCGTCTGTGCAACAAGCACAGCCTTTGCCAATATTTCGGCATCGCTCATTTCGGGGGCGGTGGCAATGTAACCGCCTGTCTTGCGGATGGATGGTAAGACTTCCGATGTCACCCATTTACGGAAGACCTTAGCTTCGGGTTTTCGGCTGTCCAATATCACATCATACAATCCGTCTTCGTTGACGAAGTTGGCATACTGCGTACGTCCTAGTGCGTCCATTATGGGTTCGGTTGAAACGACCCCATCTGAAATCCGCTCTCTTACATGTCCTTGTGTCAGTCCTAGTGCTTTACACACATCCGCAAGGCAGAACAAAGGATTGTCGGATGTGCCCGCTGTTCTAATATCGCCGAACTGGGGATTGCTGAAAATTGTTATCTGATTGTTCATGTCACTAATTATTTGTAGGAAATAATTGTTCGGCATCGCACCCAAAGTGCTGTGCCATGATGGTTCTAGCCAGTTCATCGGGGACTTGTCGCCCCGACAGCCACATCTTAACCGTGTTAGTTGAGCGATGGGTCATATTGGCCACCATTGTGATGAAGTGTTGTGCGGCCGTTGGTTTGTCCCTTTCGGCCTCGTACAGTTCTTTAAATGTTTTCTTGTTGTTCATATTTGTTTTCGTTATAACTCTGTTACACGAGGCTCGCCAAGAACCCCCAATCCTCACTTTCGTATGTTACCCCCAAGTCGTCTACGATGTTCCAACCATTCTCAGGCTTTCGCCCGTGGTTGGTCGCGTTCTTGCAGGCCTCCATCAGGCTTTTAAACCTAAACTCACTCCCGTTCTCGTTGAAGAGAACACATTCGCCAGCTTTCAAGCCAGCCGTCAATTCGTCAATATTTCTCATTTTTCTTATTGTTATTTGTTATTGTCAAAAAATATTCTTACATTTGTGCGATAGTTTTAAATCGCGGTGCAATTTGATTTTGTATTGTGATGCAAAGATAATAAGAATAAAAGTAAAGTGCAAGTAATTTGAAAAGAATTATTTGCAAAATACTTTAATTTAACGTTTGTAAACAAAATAACCTATGAGTACATACAATGAGAGATTACAACAATTGTTTGATAATAAAGGTGTTACACCTTATTATCTAAGCCAAGCCACGGGTGTATCACAAGCGACAATCAGCCGTTTGAAAGGTGATAAAACGGCTAAACCAAATATTGCTACAAATAAGAAATTTGCAAATTACTTCAATGTAAGTGCTGAATGGCTTTTGACGGGCGAGGGTGACATGCTTGCATCCTCAGATACCAATGTGATGAATGATAATACCACGTATTCTGTACCCCTGCTTCCAATTTCAGCGCAAGGCGGCTCGTTGAACGACTTCGTGGTGTCGGTCAAGAACAACGAGTGTGAGAAGATTATATCCCCAATTAAGGGCGTGGACTACGCCATAACTGTTTCGGGGGAGAGCATGTCACCCGAATATCCATCAGGTTCGCAGGTGCTTATAAAGAAAATAAATGAACGTGCGTTCATCGATTGGGGGCGTGTCTACGTATTGGACACATGCAACGGCACGGTGATAAAGCGATTGTTCCCATCAGATGCGACAGGTTGCGTAGTGTGTAAGTCCATCAATCCCGAATATCCGTCTTTCGAGGTGTCGTTGGAGGACGTGTACGGAGTGTATAGGGTATTGATGTGCATGAGTATGAAGTAATGAGGTGCAAAATGTAGCATTTTGAGTTATTCACAATATAATTGAAAGAAACATGAAAGTTATTTCTCTTACTCTGGCGTTTGCCCTTATTGGACTCGGTGTCGGAGGCCTTATAATGGCTTATAGCGGAATGTACGATATGATTGTGGTGATTTTATGTGTTTTGTTCTTCTCGTTTATCGGAGCACTTATAGGGAGTATTCCGCCCGCATCATCGCCAAAACCTGCACCCGTGTCCACAAGAAATCTAACGCCAGCATCCTCTTCGCTTATATTCCAAAGTTTTCTAAGGATTGGAGATGTCAGGGGAAAAACAATTGATGAAATCGTATCGCTGGTAGGTTTTGATTATGCGATTATTGAGAAATGTACCATATCAGATAGAAATAATGAAGCAGGGCTATATTATCGATGGAAAGAGAACGACAACGTCGTTATAACGTTGCTGTTTGGTGCGGACGGCAAGTGTATAGGAATTATAACGAAGTAGCTAGTATCGGCATTTGAACCATGCAAGCACATATGGCTAAGTTCCGTAAATTCAATTGAAAACCCAATATAAATGACTGGTAAACAGATTAATGAAATGAAAAAATTACTATTTCTAGCAATAATGTCTCTTGCATTGTTCTCTTGCAGCAAGAGTAATGATGATGAAGATAAGGACGCTTACCGCCCCGAAGTGGTGGAGATGCTGAAAGTGTTGGAGGGCAAATGGCAAGGTGAGGGCGGAGCGTCCGATGAAGTCTTGACGTTCACCCCGTTCGGTAAGCAGAAATGGATAGACGGTGCGGCAGGTGGCGTTATGTGGTTTCATGGAAACGCCACACGTGAATTTGTGTACATTGATAATACTCCACAAAAGTGGAACATGTATTTCAATGTCGACCCGAAAGAAAAGAAAATAGGGATGAACGAAACCACCCCTGATGGAAAGTACAGTATCGTGACGACAAAAGAATATTCGTACAAGATAATAGACAATAACACCATCGAGTTGCATGATAAGTCATTGTCATGGATGCATGTATATAAGTATCATCGGATAAGATAACAAGACCATGAGCAGCCCACGCGCGTACAGCCAAGACACTTTGGCGATTATGGAGCGGTTTTTCGCCGCCTTTTCTGCCTGCGTCGAGCAGGGGCTTATAAGGACGGCCAAGGACTTTTGCGAAACGAACAACATTGCCCGCCCCCATTTCTATGCCCAACGCAAGCACCGTGGGCGCGGTTTCTTCGAAGCTGGATGGTTAAGCCTACTTGTGCGCGACTACGGGGTTTCGGCCAATTGGCTGCTGACGGGCAAGGGTACGATGTTTGTACAATAATTCAAACGCATTTAGTATGAAAGGGATATTTACAATCTTGTTTTTGATGTGCTTTTTTATCAGTACTGCGGCAAAGGGCGGCAAACAGGTAGAAGAAACGGCAAGTCCGACATTCGGCGTGACTGTCGAGAGGGAGTGCGGTGTTGTTGTCATAGAAAAAGAAGTCTACCACAACGCTACCATAGAATTAAAGGCTGCCGAACTCGGAGACTTGTTTGTGGAGGGCATTAAGGTGACGGTATGGGATGAAAACGGGAATAAAATCTATAAGAAGCGATTTTCAAAATCATTCTTATACGCTTATTCTGACGGAAGCATATACATTGCGCGAGGAAATGCACTGACGCAGGTTCAGGTGCGCAAGGGCAGCAGTGGAGAATGGGAGGCGAAGATAAGGGCAAAAGGTATTTACTGACAAAAAAAAGAGGGTGTAACTACCATTTTATTTTGGTTACACCCTCAATTTAAATCAAACAAAATCTAATGTTTTACCCATCGCCTCCGCAATCGTTGCAAGAGTGTCGAGCCCTACACTATATTTACCTTGTTCTATACGGCTGATGTGACACCTTTCAATACCGCACTTGTTGCCTAGTTGAGTCTGAGACAACCCGACTTCCTTTCGTATTTCGGCTATTCTTTGCCCAATACGAATCCTTTCTTTCACCTTGTCCATATATCTATTTATTATACCTTGTTGGCTTTTGAATAATCTCTATCCTTAAACATCTCGGCTAGTCCCGAAAGTTGCTTATATCGCAGAAGTTCATCGGCGTCCATACCGATTTCTTTCATTATCCACGCGTCACTCATGCCAGCCTTTTTCAATTCTCCGACAATGTTCATCATTAACTCAACGGAATGCTGCCCACGTGCACGGTTGTGTCGGATAGTGGATGCCATACGATTGCTCACGTCCTTGTCAATCACAACGACTGGCAACTTTCCGCCCTCTCGTTCGTAGATGTCCTTGTGCCTAAGCATCACCGTATAGCGATGATACCCGTCCACAATTTCATATTTCCCATTAGGGAGTTTATAACAAACTATAGGCATCGTGTAGCCGTCCTCTTTGATGCTTTCATACAAAAGCCTCATCTCAGGAGGGGCTACCGCATTGGGGTTATAACTATTGGCCTGTATCAATTCAATAGGTACGGCCTGTACATTGTACACTGGCGAGTTCATATTTATAGGTCTTTATATTTTTCTTGTATGGCTTTTCTTCTTTCCATCTCATCCTTTGTAAGCGAAAAGCCCATGTACTTACAAAGGTGGTCGTTCTTTATGATGCAGATGCACATCCTCTTATACGTTGGAATATCCTTGAAGTTTTTACCCTCGTAGTCCTCTTGGTACTCCATGCGGACAGGCTTCTTTGTTGTCTTGTAGTTCGTCGTGTCGCCTACATCAACCTTAACACCAGCAGCGCGAAGTTTTGCAATGGTATTTTCATCAAGACAGCCTCCACGCTCCCTCCAAAACCTTACGCTTGTTGCAAGCTTGTCGAGATAATTCTGCCTTGTCTTTGGCGGCAAGGTGCCAAGTAGGAAATACATGTACTCCTCCCACGTGAAATGGGACGGCTTGGTTATCTTCTTCCAACCCATAGCCGTCGTGCCTCCATACAGTCCTGCAAAGTTAACGCCATTGACACGCCCGACGAGCTTGCCCCATGTATCAGGTTCAATAACCTGATACAAACGTAACGCCTCAACGCCCTCACTAATGAAAGGGGAGGCAACACGTTGTTTATGCAGTGGTACGCCCGCATAGTAGAATAAGTCATATAGGCGGTTGTAGTCCCACATGTTCTTAGCGTTGGCCGTCCATACGTCCTCGGTCGTCCAGTCGTGTATGGGATATGCCGTAATGCAATTGTTGGCCGTATTCGACCATTCATGCCCGTTCCATGTCTTATAATTCCTGTCGCTATGTACAGCACGCCATCTGTTAAGGCTTTCGTCCGTGCGAATGCCTAAAAGGCAGCAGACACTTTCATGCTGTTCTGCCAACCAATCGCCAAAGGCGTCTTGAAAGGCATAATCCCACATTCGCTTTTGGAAAAAAGGGAAATCCGCGGCCGTCATTGCCTTTGGCGGCATATCCTTTACCCACAAATCGCGCTTCTCGGGGTCGTAGGGGCGCCAAAACGATTGAAACATACTCGTGCAGGTTGTAACTTTGAAAGGCACGCAGACGTGATAAATGTCTGCAATATCAGCAAAGCGTCCAAGAGTGCGCGTAACATAATCCGTCGTCATAGTGTACTGCGCCTCATAATCCATGTGGAAAATGCCGAAACGCATACCGCGTTCCTTTGCAACCTTAGCGCACAGTTCCAGCAATACGCCACTATCCTTACCGCCACTAAACGACACATAGACATACTTGAAATTATCAAATATGATGTTTATTCTTTTCTGTGCTGCTTCAAATACATTCATACCATCATAATGTCATAATCCGATGTCTTGTCCACATAGTACTTCCCCTCGGCAGTATAACAACACACGCGCTTGTTATCGATAAGTGCCACAATAGGAAAGACGCGGCTATCCCTGTCAAAAGCCAATATTCTTATTGGCTTGCCGTCTTTGGTGCAGGTCTCTGCACCCATTTTCGCCTCTTTTAGATTGAATTTTTTCATAGGTCTTCCTTTATTTCTTCCTTTGTTTTCCTTTTGAAATACTCTGTCATCGAAATTTTCTTTTCAATGTTTCGGTCTATTAGCATTTCCAATCCGACATTTCCTGTTAAGTCGTAATACAGACAGTCGAAAGTCTGCCCCGTACGATATGTACGCCTCGACGACTGCACCCGTAAGGCGTAGTCCCATATCTTGTCGAAATATACCGTATAGCGGTATTTTTGTAAGTTGAGGCCAAACGCCTCCTTTTGATATGAAAGTACCTTGGACTTGCGGTATCTGTTTTCACATTCATGCCTGCTGTCAACATACTTACAGAAGATAATTGTCTCCTCTTGTGGTATCGTGCTAAAAAGCACATCCAGCTTGTTGAACTTATCTTGTGTACAGCAATACGCATGTTGCATTTTCTGCGTCATTTCAAGGAATATATTGTTGTTACGAAATTCAAGTGTTTCATCGTCAAGAAACTTTTCTTTTATTTCATCATACAGCTCTTTCTCCCTTTCGCCAACCGTGTATCTAATAACTTGATATTGCTGGGCAACATTAAGCTTCAAGTCGCATCGGTAGACGTAATGACCAATTAACGAGTATAGGTAGTCGATATTTTCATACCCATTAATAAACTCACGAGTTATCCGTTTCCTACCTTGTGTCTTCGTTATTGTGGTATAATCACAAAACGTATTCTTGAATGTACAGAAGTCCATATTTAAGATGCGCGGATGAAGGAACTCCATTTGCGCCCACAGGTCTAGCAAATTCCTGCTCAATGGTGTCCCATTCAATATCAACTTGAACTCGACCATTTTTGACAACACGAGCAACCTCTTGGTTCTCTTTGCCTCCATATTCTTAATTTTCAGGCTCTCATCCACCACCACAAAGACACTTCTGTTATTTTCAAGCAAGTTGACAACCTGCATGTATATCCTGTCCGATTGTCCGATACTCTCTATCCCGAAATAGTGCTCTGAACACCCCAATCCGCCCCACCTGCCTATTTCATCCTTTAAGTTTGGGATAGTCCGCAGTGGCGCAATCCACACTACCATATCGCATGACGAGCATTTAATAATCTCCATGGCGACACGGGTCTTGCCCGTGCCTGCATCCATGAAGATTGCTCCGACTTTCCAATCCATCAGGTGTTTTAAGCATTCCGATTGGTTGGACATTAGGCCGTCTTTCATTTAGCCAAGTCGGTTATGGTATTGTTTTCCAATGGTTTAATTTCCTTTGGTTTGTGATGTTCAACCTTATATGTCGGTAACATCTTTCCATCTTCACCAAACCAGCGCTGTTTTTTATCGCTATATTGTATCTTCTTCTTAGGCAGTATCCATGCAGAAATCCAAAAAGCCTCACTTTTTTCGACATCGAAATCTTGTCCAAAGACGCACGATTTCGGAATAATGTCTTCTCTTCCGTCGAAAGACCGAGCGCGGTATGCTTTTTCGGAAATCGTTGTCAGGCTTTCAAGCCTAACCGAGTAACAAAGTGTCTTTCCCATTCTCTTATGCCGCTTATAGGTTGCCGCCCTGTTCTAAATGGTTATTGTTTTAAATGACACTGCAAAGATACAAATAAAACCAGATAGTACCAAATATTACACCGTTATTTTTCTTAAGAGATGG